GGGGCCGCCACTATTGGCAGCCCCTCAGCCGCTTTGTTACCGCTTTTTTGCCAGCCAAATGGTGCAGGTGATGGACTCGCCGGTGCCGTTGGCAATTTCCTGATACACGCGGACATACCGATAAACCGTGCCGTTCAGTTCGTTGCGGAAAGGAACAACGTACCGATCACCGGCCGCGCCCTGGTCGCCCGTGGTGGCGGTGGCATTGGTCAGCAGTTCGCCCGCCCCAAGCTCAAGAGCCGCCAGGTTGCGGACAAGCCCGGCCGTGGCGAAGGTCGCAGACTGTGCGCCCTGTAGAAAAATCTCATACAGCAGATCGGCGGCGGTGGTTACGATTGCGTCAATGTCCACGATCATGTAGCCCTCGACAAGGCCGTCGCCCAGGTCGATAATCTTGGCAACGTCCAGCACTTTGCCCTCCTGGGAGGCGACAATGGCGGAAACCGAGCCGGCACTGTCAAGCGAATCCTCAAGCACCAGATCCTCGTCAAAAACAAAATCTTCCTTCAAATATGTGGTCATCTTTCATTCTCCTTGTTTCATGGTGTGTTAAAACCCGGCTTTACACCGGGCGATTATTACGCGGTGACTGCCGTTGCGGTGCTGATGTTCCAGAGACGGGTTGCCGCCCTCGGGTGATACAGGGCCATGCCCACCAGCCACTCAACCAGGGTCCGGTAGATAACGCCGGAATCGGTAAGGCCCAGGTCTTTGACTTCAATCGGGCTGTTCTGTATGCCCTCAACGTGGCCGTCGCTGAACGAAACGACATAAAGGCTCGTTGCATCGGCACCAGCGTCACCAGCGGTCTCTGTCAGAGGGATAATATCGGTATTGGTATTGTCCTTGCCAGCGTCCAGAATCGGAAGATCAGCGTAACGAGGCACCTGCCGGCCCCAGTTGTCCTGGGTGTAGGTGACATACCCGCCGATGGTGGAAGTCCGGGACGCCTGGGTTAGGAGCCGCCGCAGCTTCTTGTTCATAATAAGGTGCGTGGGGTTTTCGGTGGCGTCAATGGCTTCGTCCAGCTTTGCCAGGGTCAAGGCACCTACGGAATCCGTGGTGTTGGTCGTCACGCAAATCAACTGGTCGTTTGCAAGGCGCCGCTGAAGCCCGTCAAATTCTTTCGGGTCCGCCTGGGAATCGCCCTTGATAATCATTCGGGCAATTTTCAGGGACAGGGCTTTGATCTTCATGGCCTCATGTTTCGCCCTCACGCCTTCGCCAAACATTTTGATAAGGGCGCTGTCCACATCCAGGGTCCCGCCCGCAATTTTGAGCGGATCGTGCATCGGGTTGATAACACCCGCGCTTGCCGTGTACTCTTCGTTGATACCCCTGAAAGCAACGCCGGGCAGTGCCGCTTCCTGGTCATAGTCCACGCCGGACCCCTGAACGGTCTCAAAGGTCATGGCGTTAAGCAGGCTGTTCGCCTTTGCGAACAGTTCGATAATCGTGCCGCGTTTTGTGTTGAGTCCGGCACCTTTCGCATACTCAAGTAATGACATTCCCATTTGTTTTCTCCTTAATTTTTCATGTGTTCAAAATAAAAAAGCCGGGCCTTAAGATTTTGACTCTTAAAGTCCGGCTTTGCCGTTGCTCGGCCACCCATTAGGTTGCCGATCTAATTGTCTATGAAATTATTTTTGCGTTGCGCTCCCTGTGTTCAGTGCATGGAGTCTGGCCTCCGGCGACATTTTCTCAAGGTCATGGCTTTTCCCATTGCCGCCGGAACCACCGGCCGCGCCGCCGCCGCCATTTACAGGAGCATCTACGAAGGCTTTGCCCTCATCGGATGTTGCCCACTCTTTGACGTAATCGGCCAGGAGCTTTTCTCCGACCTTGGCAACCCGGTTGTCCCCGTCTGCCGTCAATACGACCTGGCCGGCCAGCATCGCCTTGGCTGCTTTCAGGTAAGACGCGGATTTCACACCAGCCGCAAGCAGCGCGTTGGACAGGCCGGTATCCACCAGCAGGTTATGGGCCACCTTTGATTCGGTTTCATACTGCTTTTTGATCTTGTCGGAATCGACGCGGGCCGCCTTGAGTTCCTTGTTCGCCTCGGCCAGCTTGGTTTGCGTCTCGGCAAGTTCCGTCTGTATTGCCGCGTGATCTGCCGGGTCAATGGTGGCGTCTTTCTGCGCCTTCTTGAGCTTGCCGAGAAGTTCGGTGTTTTTGGCCTTTAAACCTTCAACCGCTTCTGCTGCTGCCGCTTCTGCCGCCGCCTTGATTGCGGCCTTTGTTTCCAAATCGTTTGGATCATACGCCATCTTCGTCAATCTCCCTTTGGGGTTTAGGCTTTGCCTTTTTGACTACCTCTCCGTTGATGGTCTTTGCTTCAATGGCCCTGTCTGTCAGTATCTTTTTCAGGTCGGATTCGTTATCCGCCTGAATTTCCCATGATCCATCTTCTCCGTTTTGATTTTTACCTGCGATAAGGTAGGTTTCCATGACGATGACTCCTTTATGCCTTCTTTATTGTTTTTTTCGGCCCTTGTCAAGTATTTAATGCGACCTCCATATAATTTTCCATGCAAATTTAATCCGCTGCCAGAAAGGGAGCGTCAATATTTCACGGGCAACTTGAAGCATGATCTCTTTTTTTTGCCGCTGGACTTGCCGCCTTACGTTCTTCAAGACTTTGGTTTTTAGGCTCACTCTCCATCCCTCCTCATTTGTATTTTGCCCGTAGCTGGTCGAGCGTCAACGGGTTTCCCTGTAGGTCAAGCAACTGCGGCAGGGTCAGCTTGCCAGATAGAAACAAATCAGCCCGGCCCTGCCCGAGAAGGTCATCCACGTAGGACGTGGGCTTTGACTTCAACCATTCGGCCATTGTCATATCGGCCGGCACCTGGCCCTCATCGCTTGCGCGGGTGCCCGGCGGCGCTTCAGGTATATCAATGCCAAGCTCTTTATATGTGCGGGTGATGGGGACCAATACGGACCGGCAATTAAAATGGCGGGGCGGGCCGCCGTTGAATGGTAGGGTTGTCCCGTTTATCGGGTTGCCGTCCAGGTCCCAAGATGCCCCTGAGTATGCCACACATATGGCCGAGGTCCTGCCGTCCAGGGTTGAAAGCTGCTGAACGCCCTTGATGACGTCCGCATTCTCCCTGAACGTCGCCAGCCGAGCATCGTTCGCCACCTGCTGAATTGAGGTATGCACAAGGGCCGTTGCACCCGCCCGGCTGGTTTCCATGATCCCCGGTATGCCCAGCTTTGAAGAGCCGATAATGCGCCGGACAATCTGCTGGACCGTCTCGTTTGCCGTGATCCCTTGCCGGACCTGGGCCGCAAATTTGAACTGAAGGTCGGTTGACTGTTTCGCCCACCATGCCGCCGAGGGTGCGCCCTCTATCAGGGAACCATTCACAATGGCCTTCATCACTGCCACGGTAGGCAGGGAAGCTTCAAGGCCGATTGCCGCGAAGGATTGAGCCGTGGCCTGGGCTTCGTGCTGGGCAAGGCCGAGCATGTCGGTGGAATTCCCCCCCACGGCCTTAAATTGGTTCGATAGTTTTTCAGCTAGTGCGTTGGCTGTCGGCTTGGAAATATAATTTTCATAATCATTCCAGGACACTTTTTCCAGCCGCCCGCCCTTGAAATACCCACTTAAAACCTCGCTTTTTGTATGTATTCCGTTCCCGTCAATATACTTGTCCCCAACTTTAGTAACAAGGTGCAGTGCGGCGCCGGTGCTGTTATACACGTTTATTAATTCACCCGCACCGCCAAGCCATTTATGGACAGCAAAAGCAAATTCACCGCACGAACCTTCGGCCCATGTATAGCCTTTTTCTAATAAAGACCGCGTGCTTTTGGCTAAAAACGATTTAAGCTCAAGAGTTGTTGGCAAATCAAAACCGACACCAGTAACCGCTCCTTTATACGCCGCCCCAATAACCGCGTTCGCTTCCTTCAGTATCCGGTTCACCCGCGCCCTTGAAAAGTCGGTCAGGTCGCCCAGGAGCTTCAGCTTCAAGTCCTTCTCAAGCTGGGCCAGGATAGCCAGCACCTTCTTTTTCTCGCTGGCCGTAAAGCGAAAAAGGTCAATCTGCCGGCTGATTGCTGAATCTTGAAGGATGAGGTCTTTACGATCCATTATTGCCCTGTCATGTCAGGCGCTGCCGGTTTCTTTTCGCCTATTCTGGCCTGTTCTTCCTCAAGGGTTACGTCGTCGGCAACCACCTCCCGCTTTTTTAACAAATTGAAAAGCCCCTGGTCTGAAAACCCCGGCGCTCCAGACATCCACGCGGCCATCCATCCCTTGAGTTCCTCGGGCGTAACTTCGGGCGGCAGGAAGTCACGGTTTATCTCAACCGACCACTTGCCCGGCTGCCCGGCCCACTCGCAGAACGTGTTAAGGGCCATGGTAAGCCCGGAGCTGATCGTTTCGGCGATGCTGGCCAAGACAGATGATTCCCCGGCCCGGTGTATCTGTGCCGTCTGTGACGTTTCGCTGTCTTTCTTTTCGGCGGACAACAGCCGCGCCCCAAGAATTGCCATGCGTTCCTCGTCCTTGGCCATCTCTTCGGATAGGGGATTGAGCCCCTGCCCAGAAAACTCCAGATACCCTGCCTTGGCTGTCGGGTCAGGAAAGGTCCACGCGGCGCTTGACCCGATATACAGCTTTTCCGACTGGTTCTCCGGCGTGTACCCTGATATCCATGCCGTGGGCAGGCCGGAAAAGTGAAGTCCATGCTTATGGTCAGCCGACAGCCGGTAATGGTCAAGGTTGACGTCGAACAGGTCAATGAGCGGCGGCTCTACGACTTCCGGGGTCGTGGTGAGTGTCCCGAGGAAATAGAAGGGTATCCGGCTTAAATATTTGCCGTTCATTTTAGGGAATATGTCGGCCCCTACCTGATCATCGTCTTTGTTGTCGTTGATCCTGAAAACCCGCTGCCGGTAAATTGCCTTTATCTCTCCTGTTTCAGGCAAAAACATTTTGGGAAGATCCAGCACCCTGAACCGCTTTTCCGTCTTGTGTGCAAATTCATTTTCCGGATCAGCCACCTCGGCCTCTTCCTGCAATGTGACCATTGACAAAACAGTCGCGTTATCAATCCGGGCGGTCTTCCAGTTCAGGATTGAGGTGGCCGGATACCGGGCCATGATCGGCCTGATTCCTGCGGCCTCTGCCATTGCTACCGTCATGCCCTCGGTCCCGGATGAGGGGTAATCTACCAGAATACCATCGCGGCCGGTGGTCAAAACCTCAATGGCGGCTTCCTGGGCCAGGGTGTTGAAGGATATGCCCGACAGGGTTACATCCTCCAGCATGGGCTTGATCGATTCAGGCACATCAACCGTCATGGGCTTTCGGAACATCATTCCGACCAATGCCGACACCGACCGCCACGAATAATTCACAAACAAGGCCCGGAGCTTATACGCGTTGTAGTCGTCGTCGGTCTGATCCTTCAGCGCCGGGAGATAGGTTTTCCCGGCGGCATGTATAGCCCTTTGCCCGGTGGTACAGTCGATGGCTTTCTGCCACTGGGAGAGCATGTCGGCATAGGCCGGATGCTGGGTTGACACCTTGGATTGATTGGGCATGGCGGGACTCCTTTGGTTTTGCAGATATTTATTTTTACAGGCAGTTTTGCCTTATCACAGAGCGGCTTTACTGTCAAGTTTTACGGTTTTAGTTTCGATTTTCATCACACCCCTACGACCTTCATCCTGGACATCGGTTTAACAATCGGGTACTCATAGGCAACGAAATATGAGAAGGCCTCAGTCATGTGGTCAAAGCCGGCTGTCTTATCCGGCTCCCCGTTGTCATCGTATGCCTGCTGTTCAAGGCACCGCGCAATGGTCGGACACGCCGCAGCATTCACTTTGATCTGACCGGACTCAAACGCTTTATTTGTCGCCAACACCCGATCTTTAACGGCCGGGTTACTGGGATTGTTCCGAACCGCAAAGCCCGCCTGGGTCAGCAGCGATATGTCAGACTTTGATGCATCAACAGACTTTCGGCTCCCACCGCTGGCATCCGGGTAAATTATGATCCGGTGGCCCTTGTCGGCCCATCTATCTTTGATAATCTTTATCACATCGGGAGTATCAAACAGGTCTTTCAGCTCGGCCACGGCATGGTAGCCGTCTTTACGCTGGACAAATATCGCGCTGGCCATCTTCTGCACGTTGAAGTCCTGGCCGATGAATAAAGGCTCATTCTCGATGATTGTTTCATGTGAAACACACCTGGCCCGGTTGTAGTTCCTGAATACCGTGCCGCTGGTCAGGTTCGTGAACTGCCCGTTGATATAGGCCTCGATCAATTCAGCAGGATAGGATTCTTTCAGGCTCGGGATATAATCGGCCGGTAGATGCTTCTCGTTTTCGTATGTCGAGGCCTGGACAATGCCATAGTTTATGAGTAGGTCGGGGTTCTCTTGCGGAAGCTGGACAAACTTTTTATGACAAAAGCGGAACCCCTCGGGCGTACTGGCCACGTCAATACCATTCTTGACGCCGGTCACTTTGTAGCGCATGCGGGCAATGATTTTCTGCCATGCGTCCTCGGCTTTGTTGATGGGCAGCGTGTCAAGCTCATCAATAAGGGCGTGGCCGATCTTGAATCCGATGATATTGGCCGGCTTGTCCATGCTCCTACAAATAGTTGTGCCTCGGTACTGCCGGCCCGAATAGAAAGAGACCTCATGGACCCCCTGTTTGATCTCAACAGTGAGGCCAAAGTTAAAGGCCACCTCTTCGATGGTCGGATAAAAGATGTCCCTGATTTGCGGGTAGGTCGGGGCGAAATACCCCTGATTGATCCCAGGGTGTTCCCAAAAGTGCTGACACATTGCCATGCAGCCGGTAAACGTCTTTGAGCTTCCGAACCCACCGATAAACGCACGGAACTTTTGCGGCATTGGAAGGAAGCGGCCTTGTGGCCCGTTAGCCTTGACTTTTCGTTGCATCTTCCACCTGGATAATGATCGAAACGGGCTGGGCCGGTGCAATATCGGCTTCGTCAATGGGCTGATCCCTTAACCCGAGGTAGTTTTTCGCAAGGAAGATATAGACGCTCCCATTTGTCCGGGCCAGTTCAAACCCCATCCGGCGCAGGCTTACTACCCCTGTTCCCCGCTTTATCTTAAAAATAGCGGAAAAACTCATATTGTACGTGGCTTTACACCAGTTATCGAGGGTCTTGTCGGAGACGTTGAAGAACTGACAGACTTCGGGCCTGGTGCATTGCAAGCCGCAGAGGCCCTCAAAAGCTTTTTGGTCGAGCTCCTTCTTTGGGCGGCCCATTGCTTTTTTAGTTGCCATGCTTTTTCTATATCAAAAAGATTGAGGGTTGTAAACTATTTTTCCTGCCCTGATTTTCGCGGGGTCGAAGTCAAGCGATTCGCAAACCCACAAAAACGATCCAACGCCGTTATTCCTGGTTGAGTTCAGCCATGCGCGGGCGTTCACACAATTCCGCGCCCGGATGCGCTCTCCTGTTGAGCCGCTTTTCAAAGCCGGGGCCGCCATATCATCAAACGCCTGCATGATTACTGCTGACCACAAGTCCCGCTCGTTCATTCCGTTGCCTTTCCCGTCTTATTTATCCTATGCACCATCCGGCACTGCTATCTTTCCGCGCCGCTTGTAATTTATCAACCGCAACACTCCGATTCCGCACCCGCGCTCACTTGCCTTCGCGCCCGTTTCGATCTCAAGCATCTTCACGCTTCGCAGCATAGCAGACCGGCCTCCGAGGCGCTTCAACTTATCGGCGTGTTTCTCAACATCTATTCCATTGTGCAACAGCCAGAAGATTCCCTTGTGGCATGTGCTGCACAACGGCTCCGTTCCGTTCACATCGCGCTGGATGGAAATCGCATTCTTACAGGCATCCTCGTCTAGGTTCCATGACCGGATCAGGCATGACGGGAAATCGACTCCTTTCATGTCCTTGCCGTCTTCTGTCACCTTTAAGCCTTGCGTGGCCAGCCAATCCGCAATCTGCTTTTCTGGGTTTAACGCGGCCCGGACGTGCGCGTTAAACTTGGCCACCGCAGGGACATTGGTCCTCCTGATGTTCAGGGAAATGAAGGCCCTCGCCTCATGCTCGCAACCATCGGACTTGAACAGGACACACGGAACCTCGCGGATGTCACCGCGTCGCCGTGCCGCAAGTAGGCGCTGCTGCCCGTCAACAACGTACTTATCGCCGTTCGCTCGCTCCATAATGACGATGGAGTTGAACGCGACCCAGTTGAACCCACGGGCCAATGCGAGCGTGTTTCTATCACTCACCTCTGGCCGCTGATAGGCGTGGTCAATCTTCAACTCATCCACCGCCACCTTGCACTGCCTGCCGTTATCGCCAGGCTTCACCCAGTCATAACGTTCAACTT